TGAGGCTCTAGTAGGCGACCTCTGCGAAGAGAACACGGGGATTCGCGTAGAGGTTCAGTTCAACCCGCGCCAGGACGGCCACGGCCCGGTGTCACTGTGGAAACGCCCCGAGAAAAGGCACTTCTACCTTGTTTCCACCGACGCCGCAAAGGGCATCGACGTCAGCGACCGGGCGACGAGCGCCGATCCCGATTACGCGGTGGCGCACGTGTTCGACACCGCGACGTGCGAGCAGGTAGCGATGATCCGGGACCGCATCGAGCCGTCCAAGTTCGGTGAGATGGTTGTCGCAACGGCCAAGTGGTACAACTGGGCCTACATCGCTCCAGACGCCGATGGGCCGGCCGTGGCCATGATCGAGGCGATTCTGAGATCGCAGTACCCACTGGAGTTGATTTACAACCGTCAGCGTGATCCAGACGACCGCCGACCCCTATTGCTCCAAGACATCGGCTTTTTAACGACGACCGTGACCAAGCCCCAGGCCATTGCCAGCCTGAGCCGGGCGCTGCGCGAGATGACAGTCCTGATTCGCGACAAGACCACGCGCGCCGAACTGCGGACGTTCGTGACGTGGCCGAACGGAAAGCAAGCCGCGAGCCAAGGAAATCACGACGATTGTGTGATGGCGCTGGCTGTGGGTGTCCACACACTGCCGTTCGCCGTGCGCGCCCAGGAGCGGCGGGAGGCCGCGGCCAAGGCCGAAGCGAACAAACCCGTCGCCGAGGTTGTGCAGTACCGGAGGATACGGAGGTAGTCATGGGGGTTTACAAGAGCCCGTCTGCTATGGATGATTGGAAACGCTCAGTGGAACGCAACCAGTCCTTTCAATTCGAGATTCGCGCAATCGATGCTATTTACTGGTCGGCTGGTTGGGAAATGAGGATGTTCGAAGCTCTAAGGGCGGCAGCGCAAAAAGCCGGTGTGGATCCGGCGACAGTAGTCATTTACCAGAGCGTTGAGGAATTCGGCGCCTCCCTTCGGTTTTTGGTCGAGTATGCGTGCCCTGTCAAGGTAGTAAGCCTGTTACCTGCAGCCATGGAGAGCCTACATGGGTGAGATTGTTTCCCGGCGCTACCAGCCAAACCCCGACAAGTGCTGCGAGGCGTGCGTGTTCGGGCGCGGCGAACACGCTGCTTGGTGTCCTAAGGTTATCCGCTGCTCCGAAGACGCCACCTGCCCCGGCGAGTGCATTGTTGGCAACTGGACCGGCCGGGAGATCCCACCCCTGCATCCGCACGCGCCTGGCTGCGTATACTACCGCCCAGCCTGCAATGAACAGGCATGCAAGAGCGCTCCGAGTTCCAACTTGAACTCTCCGAAGACGAACTCTCCAAGTTAGCCGCCCAGATCGACTACGACTTCCGCGGCGCCAACGCTGACCACGAGAAACGGCTGGAACGCTTCCGGGGCTACTACCAGAAGTGGCGCAACCGCGTCGATCCGCCGGCGCCTGGCGACGAGGAAGCTTCCAACTTCAGCGTTCCGCTCGTGCAGTGGAACACGTTTTCGAAGATGGCCACAACGATGCAGGCGCTGTTTGGCGACGACGCTGAAGTGGTGGCCGTGCCGGTTGCTCCCAGTGACGAGAGGTTGGTGAAGAAGATCGGGCGCTACATGACCTGGCGCATGTTCGACTCGATGAATTGCGTCTCAAAGTTCGGTCCCTTCGTGTTCTGGCTGACGCTCTGCGGCCGGGCTTTCGCCGCCGCCCCTTGGGTTCAGGAGACGTTCCTGAAGAAGGGCGAGGACGGCAAGATCACACACGAGGTCTGGTACGACGGCCCTGGATTCGAGCCACTCTGGCCCGATGAGTTAATCGTGCCGGCTGAGGACGCCACCAACCTCCAGGACTTCAGCTTCGTCGTGCACCAGCAGCGGCTCACGCCCGACCAACTCCTGGACGCCGAGCGGCAAGGCAAGCTGTTTGGTATCACCGAGAACTTCGACCAGTTCGTGAACCTCGCCAGTCTGCGACGGCAGCGCAACTGGGAGGCCGAGCAGATCAAACGCGAGAAGGATCTCGACGAGGGGATCACGTACGAGGGCTCGCTCGCCAACCGTGGCACGATCCAGGTTTACAAGTGGTTCGGCAAGTGGCGCTTGCCCGTCGATCCCAAGCAATCCCCCGACCTGAACGACATCAAGGCCCGCGAACTTTACCAGCGCGACATCCTGGTCTGGTACTTCCCCGAGCTGCACCAGGTCTACGGTGTGCAGGACCTGATGGAGCTATACCCCAACATGAAAGACCGGCGCCCATTCGTAGAGGCGTCGCTCGTGAAGGACGGTTCCTACTGGTCGGCCGGGTTCGGGGAGCTGCTCGACTCGATCGACGACGAAGTCAGCGTCAATCACAACCTTTTCACCGAGGCCGGCCAGTTCACCGTTGGCCCGGTGATCTTCTACAAACCCGGCGTCGGCTACAACCCGAAGACCATGAAGTACGAGCCGGGCCAGGCGATACCCTGCGACGACCCCAACAGCGTCAAGGCGATTCAGATCCAGCCGGAGTTGGGCTATGTTGTCGCGAAAGAACAGTCGGTAATGAGCTACGGCGAGCGCGTCACTGGCGTCTCAGATCAGACGCTGGGGCGCGCGATCGACAGGCCCAACGCCCCACGAACGGCTTCCGGCCAGCTCGCCCTCATCGAACAGGGCAACGTCCGGGCGTCGCTCGACACGATGATGCTGCGCGAGGACATCCGCAAGATCATCAATCACATCTGGCAGCTCGACACCGAGTTCTCGCCGCCCAGCGTGTTCTTCCGCGTGACCGACGACGACGCGAATGAGCTGTTTGCGACCAAGAACGGCTTCGGCGAGATGACCGCCGAAGAGCGCGGCGGCCGGTACGACTTTGATCTGCGCTTCGCGACCAGCGTTTGGAGCCGGGAAGCGAAGAAACAGAACCAGATGCAATTGAACCCGCTCGTCGTCCAGAACCCCCGCGCGCTGTGGGTCATCACCAACGGTATCCACGCGGCCATGGGCGACGACAACTTCCGCGACATCCTCCCCGAGCCGCCGGACCTCGGTATGCCCAAGAATCCCAAGGAAGAGTGGGCGCTCATGCTGAAGGGCGAGGACACGCCCGTCAACCCGCTCGACAATGACGACCTCCACCTGCAGGACCATTACAAGCGGGCCATGGACGCGCGCACCGATCCGGACAAGGACCAGGATGCCGTCAACCGCCTGGCTGCGCACATCCTCGAGCACCTCGACCAGAAACGGAAGAAGATGATCGCACAGGCAATCACAGCCCAGCTCGCCCAGCAGTTGGGCCAGATGTCCGGCGTGCAGGGCATGGGCGCGCTGGCCGGGATGCAGCAGCAACCCCAGCCAGCGCAACCACAGCCGCCGCCGCAAGCTCCACAGCGGTTTCCGCAAGGACCGCAAAGTCCGGCGAGCCCCATGGAGCTTCCCAGCCAGAACGTAGGCGGAGGTGTCCGTGCCCCTGTTATATGACACGATCGACATCCAGAACTTGAAAGAGACCGCGCAGTCGGCGGGCTACAAGATCATTTCGCAGCGCATCTACGACATGATGTCGGCGAAGTTCCGCGAGTTGCAGAGTGACCTCGATCCCGTGGCCACGGCGAAGTGTCGGGGCTTCCTGGAGGCGATCAACGTAGTGCTCGGCCTTCCCGAGCGGCTGGAGGCCGAGATGCGGCAGAGTGCGAAAGACTGAGCGCGCCTGCAATTAGCAGGCATGCAACATACCTGCAGAGCCAAATTTAGTGTTTGCAGAGTGGCCGAACTTGGCTACGATGGCAAGCGCCAAGAGATCATGAAGCGCGTCGAGGCAACCGACGGGCACCCCGCTGGTTACGAGAGCACAGGGGTTCCGATCCGAGAAATCACGCTGACGGCCGTTTACGACTCCGGGATCTGCAAAGAAAACAAGTCTTTCGCGGACGCCACGCCCAGTGGAACGATCACGTTTTGCCTGAACAATCCCGCTCTCGCCGAAGCATTCAAGCCCGGCCAAGCCTTCTACGTGGACTTCACTCCAGCCGCGTAAACCGATTCGACCGTAAACCTTTGGCTGTGTCTGCAATTAGCAGGCATGGCCAAAGGCAAACTCAATTCCCTTCCCTCCACGCCCAGGCAGAACGTCCAGGCAGTGCGTCCTCCCAATCCAGCCCCGGCCGCCAAGGGGCCGACCTCCATGGGCTCTTCGGGCTTCCGGGGCAGTGGACCGGGCAACCCGCTGGGCTCCAACTTCCCGGGCCATCCGCTCGGCAGTGCGGTCCCAAGCCATCCGCTCGCGAAGTCCCCGAGCGTCCCCGGAAAGCCGTATGGCCGCTAAGAAGATTCAGATCAAGCCCAGCCACCAGGGCGATCTGCACCGCGACGTGGGCGTGCCGCGAGGTACGCCTCTGTCCGATCGCCTGCTGGCGGCGGCGAAGAAGAGCCCGGATCCGGCCGAGCGCAAGCGGGCGACATTCGCGGAGAACGCCAAGTCATGGCGACACTAGCCGCACCCGTTATCCGCGAGCGCTGCCACTACTGCTCGCGTTGGAAAAACTCCACGGAGATCATCCACCTCTCCGGCGGTGCGGCCATGTGCTGGCAGTGCCACGAGTGGCATTCCAAGGCGATTCAGCACCTCGAGCCTCCCACTGGCTGCCAGGAGTGCAGGAAGACCCTGGATGAACTGCGACAACTCGACCCCAACGGCAATGTACCGATGACGGTCGTCTGCAAGGACGGGATTTACGAGTTTTTGTGCAAGCCGTGCGCAGACGCCTACATCCGGAAACTCGGCGAGGCCGACGTTGCGGCAATCGTTGAGGAGTTGGCCGACAACGAGGCCATCACGCTCTACGACCCGGAAAAGCAGGTCACCAACGCGATTTACGTCACATTGAAAGCCAAAGGCAGCGTTGAAAAGGTCGAGGGGAGACCGGGATTCTGGAGGGCGGCGGCGTGAGCACAATCGCCCAGTTCGACGTGCCGGCCCTGGAGCAGCACTTCACAGTCCAGCAGGTGGCCGAAGCGTGGGGCCTCTCGGAGGCCTCCATCCGGCGCATGTTCGGCGAGCAGCCGGGTGTGCTCCGTAAGGCCGCGCCCACGGTGAGCGGCAAGCGGCGCCGGGTCCTCCTGCGCATCCCGGCCTCAGTCGTGGCGCGCGTTCACGACGATCTCGAGCGTATGCCCGCGCTCGGCAAAGTTCAGCCGCTTCGTCGCGGCGTCAAGTAGGGGCTGTTGGGTATCGAGGAAATGGGCGTAATGCTTCTCTGTGGTTTTGATAGATCGGTGGCCGAGCAGGAGTTGAACGCTCCTCAGATCGGCTCCCGTGCGCAGCAGCTCCACGGCGAAGGTGTCGCGGAAGCGGTGCGGGTGGGCGTGGACGCCGGCGCGGACTCCGATCTCATGGACCATCTTCCAGAGCTGGTAGCGCGCGTTTCGGCTCTCCGGCTTGGGGTACGGAAAGAACAGCGATCCGGAGGGCAGCGCGCCGAGAGCCTGGAGGCAATCGGCCGGGAGATGGACCCGGACGTCCTCATGGTTCTTGAGGGTGCGCAGCACGAGATGGCCGGTGCTCCAGTTGATGCGGTGCTTACCCAGCACGGCCACGTCGCTGATGCGCAGCCCGGAGTAGAGCAGGACGCTCACCAGGGCGCGCTCTGTGGGCGTCAGGCAGGCTTTGAGCAGGGCCGAGACCTCGGAATCGGTGTAGGGCGGCGTCCCTTCCTGAGCGCCCTTGACGTGGTGCACCTTACGCGCGGGGCTTTTCTCCAGCAGGTCGGTGTCGACGCAATAGTTCAAGAACACGCGCAGCCACTTCAGGTAGCTGTTCTTCGTATTCGCCTGGGCCTTCTCCTTGTTGCGGCCGACGACGGAATCGCGGAATGCGGCGACGATCTGCGGCGTGATTTCGCTAAGCCGAACAGCACCCCTCTTCCGCGCGAGTGTGATGAAGAGTTGCAGGCTGTGGCGATAGACGGCGAGCGACTGTGCCGCCAGGCCGCGCAGCTCGCAGTCGGCGAGGTACTGTTCGACCGCCTCGGAGATGGGCAAGAGCCCGGGCGTAGCGCGCGCGGCGGCTCCTGTTTCCTTCTGGAGAGCGCGCTGAGCGCCGGTCTGCCAGTCGCGGGTCTTGAGGGATTCGCGGACGGACTTGCCGTCCACGTCGCCGTCGCACCAGACCGGGCAGGTGCATTTGGTTCCTTTACGGCCGAGCGGTCGGAGCTTACAGCCGGAAATGTGGCGTCGGTAGAGACTCAACATGGGCCGGATTCTATCAATTTGGGTACAAAAAAGGTACACGAGGGAGAGCGATGCAATTAAATCAAGGGGTTACGGACGAAAAAGTATATCAGGGCGTTACGACTTCGCCGGGGCCAGTAGCCGGACAAGACGACAGAGATGAGACGCACCGCCGGCGAATGCCGTTTCTTCCGCACGATTGCCGGGCTGGAATCGCCTGTAGCCGGTTCACCACAGGTATTCTTTTGCGTCACGCCGGTGCTGGTAGCCGTCCAGGACGTGGACCACGCGTATCTTCTTCAACTTGGATGGCGAGAGCTGACCGATCGGCAGGTAGATGATGCTCCGTCCGAGGCGCGCCGCCGTGTTGCGAAAAATGGAACGGGGCGGCTTGGACGCCACATAAAGCACATGCCGTTCCAGCGAATAGTCCAGCCCGGCCAGCAGCAGACGTTCGGACTTGCTTTCGGCCATGTCGTAGTCCGGATCGCTCCAGACGTCGTACATGCGGCGCGATGGCAGCACCATGAGGAACCCCCCGTACTCGGCGCGTCCGATTCCGGGCCCGATCATGTGATCGAAGGGGAAAGTCGAGTAGAACGCCATATCTGACTCGTTCTGGTGCTCTCCCAACCAGGTCGTACAGTAGCCATAGCGGTCCCCGGGATCCTCGTCGAAAACGACGACGACCGCGCCGACATCTCCCGCCAGGCGCTCTGAGCGCCGCACCCAGATCTCCCGGCGGTGCCAGTTGCGGATCGTTTCGCGCACGTCGATGCCGTCCAGCAGCGACGTCCGGAACGGTTCCACGTGGGTCCGGTCGTCGGTGAGCATGGAGCGCGCCTTTTGCCGCAGCATGCGGCCATAGTCTTCGATCACCAGATCTTCGGGCGGATAGCTGCAGATGGCGTCTCCGTCGACACGCTCGGCCCACTCGCCGGGATAGCGCTCCTTCGGCCTGTCTTTGAGCCCGCGCGGCCGCCTCATCCGCTTTTCGCGCATCGGCATCCGGTGCAGACGCATACGGCGCGTGTTCGGCGACAGATCCTCGCTGGTCAGCGTGCGGGTTTCCAGCTCCGATTCCGCGAGTTGCCAAGGCCACTGGCCCGCGGCGTGCCAGACCTCCCAGGCAAAGTTGTCGTCGGCGACCCCACGCGCCGCCGTCAAAAGATCAAACAGGTCCGGCAGCAGCATCTGGGCGCTGAGGGCCAGCTTCCGCGAAAAACGGGCGAGCTGTCTCCTCTGCCAGTTTGTGAGTTGCTCGTTGGTCTGAATCTGGTAGTTCAGCTCAGATTCACGCAGCAGTTCGCGCTGCAGGCTCAGACGGTCGGGCGGTGAAGTCTCCACCTGCGTCCGCCAGTATTCGTAACGCTCGGCGTAAAACGGCGGCAGGTTGCAGACCTCGGCCAGACAGTCGGGGTGCAGATTCACCACCGAAGCGTCGAGCATGGATGCGCTGGGGAGCTCGAGCTCCGACTCGCCGGCCGGTACGTCCAGGCACTTTATGAGGGACGTCACGGACTGGAGTGCGACCACCGCCAGCGTCGCCCGCGTGGGATCGGAGCCCTGTAGCGCCGAGGCCATCTGCAGGATGACCCCATCGCGAGGGGCCGGAGTGCCCGGGGCGCTCAAGGCCAGCTCGACATAAGTGCCGGCCCCCAGCCGCGACACCGCATAGCTGTCGGGCAGAGGAGCCGCGGCGAAAAGGTTCAGCCCATTCGAGCCGTCCATCACGCTTTCGAGCAGGAAGAGCACTTCGGCGCCGGTTTCGCGGGCGGTCCGAATCGCTTCGACATAGGGGTCGCCGGGCTCGACGATCCAGTAGCTGTCGCCATCCTCGTCATCGGACGCCGGATCGGACCAGGACCAGGCGATGGCCGACAACTCAGGCAGGCGCGCCACGGCGCCGAGTATCTCGGCCTGGAGATCGCGCCACAACGGCACCGCGACCGTCTCCGGACGGGCGGCCAGTATCGCCCTGCGCACCTCGGCGGCGAACTCCATGCTGCCGGCCACGACGGGCAGAAAGGTCACATGACCGTGCTGGAGCAGAGTGATCAGAAGGCGCCTCCAGGGTTGGGCACTGAATGCAAATTCTGGATCGCGGTTCTCATCTCGTTCCTGCACCCAATCTCCACGCCAAATATCCTCTACAAATACCTGCCGCCGAGCCCATCAGAGCAGGCCAAACGGGCAGAGATTCCCGCTTTTTGCTTATAAGTGCTTGATTCCACGTTAAAAAACGGGTACCCCTTACCCGTTTTCCGTCCTCCGGCCCGGGACCTTACGCCAACCTCAGATACCGCAACGCCTCCTCGCCCAAGGTCTGCCGCACCGAAAACTCCACCGGCGGCTTCCATCCCGAGCGGCTCGTCACCGCCGGGAGCCCGGCCATCAGTTTCATGGAATAGCGGGCGATGTTGATGCCGTCGCGCACCGTGTACCGTTCGTCAGCGCCATGCGCCAGTTGAAGGAAATCGGCGACGTAACCCAGCAGCTCGTCGTCGGCGAACGGCAGATTCTCGTGCAGGATTGCCAATTCCTCCTCGCGCTCCGGGAAATCGATCAGGATCTGGGGCTGCAGCCGCGAATGGATGTACTCCGGCAGGTCGAACGTCGAAGCATCGTCGTTCATCGTGGCGACCAGCCGGAAGCCCGCGTGCGCCTTCACCTTGATGCCCGCCAGCAGCGACTCGACATACCGGCGGCCGTCGAGCAGCGGAGCCAGGCTCGCCCAGCTCTTCTCCGACATGCGATTGCCTTCGTCGAGGATTGCGACCCCGCCGCGGATCATGGCCGTCAGCAGCGGCGAGGCCACGTAGCGCAGCGATTGGGGCCCGTCGATCACCGGCTGCACGATCAGGTCCTCGGGCCGCGTGTCCACGGTGGCCTGCATGATGTAGGTTTCCCGTCCCAGGCGCTGCGCCGCGGCGAAGGCGAGGGTCGTCTTGCCCACTCCGGGTTTGCCTATCAGCCGCGGACTCATGGGCATGTCGCGTTCATCCACGACCAGCCACGCAGCCAGCAGTTGCCGCATCGCTTCGTCCTGGCCCACCCACTCCACCGGCAACTCGTCCGGATGAGCGAGATGCAGGGCGACGCCGTCGATGTACACAACCATACGGTCTATTGTGCAGGAATCCTCGCGAAAGGGTAGTGGGGCCTTTCCGGTTAAGCGGCATTTCGTCGACCGGCCTCGCGTCGGCTGCTCGACTATCAGCGCCGGTCCGCGCAGAACTGTCTGCTACACCACGTCGATGACGATGAGAGTAATGTCGTCCTGCTGGGACCTGGACGCAGGTTGCCATTGCCGGATCTCGGAGAGCAGTCGATCCGACAACTCGGATGGCGGGCATGACGGATTGCCGCGGACAACCTCCTCCAGCCTCTTGTCGCCGAAGGAATCACCGTTGGCATTCTCGGGTTCAGTGGCTCCGTCGGTGTAAAGCAGGAAGCGGTCGCCTGGAGTGATCGGCAAGGCGCAAACA